AGATCAAACAACATATGATACACAAATTGATATAACAGATGTGAGAACCAGTAATACAGCTAGAGATGTTGCACTAAATTTTTCTAGGTACAATGCTTATAATGGCACAGGTTATGGAGAGAGAATAGATAATTCGGGTATTACTGAACAACAAGCATACGATGATTGGATAACTGTTTGGGATAAACAAGACAGAAAAGTAAGACAAGATCTTGTTAATTTAGAAGTTTACAAAATAACTCAAAATCAGTATGATGGTCTGGTTCTTTACAATTGGATCATGGGAAATACAAACACAGTGCTTGCAGAAGAAGGTGAATATGATCTAAAACAAACTGTAAAAAATCAAGATTGGGATATAGTAGCTAATATGATAGCTAGATCATTGAACAATCGAGACAAAACAGACCAAGCTGCTAAAATAATCGCACTAGCTGATTATGGAGAATACAAAGATAGAAGCTGGTTGAGAACCCAAGGTATATATAGAATGCGTCAACAAAATGAACTGTTGGCACTGGATAGCACACAGGTAAAACGTGCAAGATTTGCGTACTATGCTGAAACTGGAAACTTTTTGCCATTTACTCCTGAAGGTGTTAAAAGAGATATTGTAAAAAAATATGCAGATACATTGATACAGCAAAACTTTATCTATGACGGTACAACTAGTACATTTACACTGCAAAAGTCACCTAGTTTATATCCTGTAGAAAAGATACAAGTACAAGTAAATGGCAACAAAATACCTCTGTATTTTGACTATACAGTGGATGGTAGAACACTTACTATTACTAAAAAGCTGGAAATTGATGATGTTATCCGCACTACCATTAAAATATAAACTGAGTGGTTAATTCTGCTATAAATAGTAGTATGGCAACATATTATGGATATAGTACAGTAGACACAGTTATAAGCAGTAAAACTCTAGTAGATGTTGAACTGGCAAAGCGTGATCTTATGAACAACTTTTACACTCGCAGAGGCGAGAGAGTGCAAAACCCAGAGTTTGGCAGTATATTGCACGACTTGGTGTTTGAACCTTTAGACAGAGAAACAGAAACACTAGCACTAGACGATGTAAAACGTATTATAGACAATGATCCACGATGGATTGAATTAGAAACACTGTTAACAAAACCCGATGATCACACACTAACAATTAAAGTGAGATTGAGGTATAACGACACAGGGACAGCAGAAGAACTGTTCCTAACATATGTAGGCGAGATAGCATAATGGCACAAGGCGCAAGACAAAGCAGTTTATTTGCTGCTGAAGATTTTAGTGTTGTTTATGAAAGTTTTAGCGAAGCTAACTTTCAGGCGTATGATTTTGAAACCATACGAAACAGCATGGTTGAATATATCAACAACAACTATCCAGAAAACTTCAATGACTGGATAAGTTCAAGCGAATTTGTAAGTTTGGTTGAACTCATGGCATTTTTAGGTCACAATCTAGCATTTAGAGCAGACCTGGCTAGCAGAGAGAATTATTTAAGTACAGCTGAACGCAGAGAAAGCGCCTTGCGTATAGCTGAGTTTTTGGGATACACACCCACACGTAATATTGTCGCCAGTGGTTTGTTAAAAGTTGACAGTGTAACCACATCAGAAGTGGTATATGACGTTGATGGAACCAGTCTTGCCAATCAAACTATACAGTTTGAAGATGCAACTGATCCAGACACATATCAAAACTTCTTAACAGTGATGAACGCTATTTTTCAAAGCACCAGTCAATTTGGATCACCATACAGTAAATTTACCAGCAATGGTATTGTAAATCAGATTTATAGAACCAACAGTGTTAACAACACTGTAACTCAAAACTTTAGTGGTAGAGTAAACGGTTCCAGTACTAGATTCAGTTTGCACAGCTTGGGTTATGACAGTGCTAGCGGTGTTCTATCTGAAAAAACACCTGACCCTTATGGTGTTATTGATATGGTGTACAGAGATGATAACAGCGGTTTTGGTAGTTCCAACACAGGATTCTTTTTGGGATTCAAACAAGGTAGTTTAGAGTATCAAGATTTTAATATCAATGAAGGATTACCCAATATGGTAATTGATATTAATGTGGCTAATGTAGCAAACGGAAATATATGGGTACAAACCATTGACGAAGTTGGGCAAGTGCAAAAAACCTGGACTAGAGTTGACAGACTGTTCGGACTAAATGCTATCTTTAATGCAACTCAAAATAACGTAAGGGATATTTACACAATAGCCAGCAGAGAAGATGACCAGATCAGTGTTGTGTTTGCTGACGGAGATTTTGGAAATATTCCCAAAGGTATTATAAGAGTATGGTACAGAGTAGGTTTAAATCAAAGCTACAGTTTAAATCCAGACAATTTTGGCGGTACTAGTTATTCATTTGATTACATAGGTAACGACGGTAATACACACACTGTTAGATTGCAATTGAGTCTAAAGTCAAATGTAACCAATGCTAGTGCCAGAGAAAGTATTGACAGCATCAAAGCCAATGCAGGTAGATTTTTTGCTACACAAGATCGCATGGTAACAGCAGATGACTACAGTATCTATCCAATTACAGTGAGCGAAAACATTCGCAAGATCAAGAGTATTAACAGAGTACACAGTGGACACAGTAGATTCCGTGATATATACGACCCAACAGCTACATATAGTGACGCTACAAACTATCTAAATGATGGCTATTTGTATGAAGACAATGTTACTACTCGTAATTTGGTTACATTGCCTAGCAGCGACAATAGTGAACAAATCTATCAAAAGTATATTAAACCAATACTAAACAATCCCGAAGTTAAAAACTTTTACTACAACAGACACACTTATAGTGGATCTCATATTGCTGCAAATAGCTATAGTGAAGCAAGTCTTGGGATTATTGTTTTTAATACCAATGGTACAGAAGATAATGTGTTTAGATGGAATCAAGTGAGCAAAAGTGCAAATACTTGTACAGGTTACATAACTTATAATGCGTTTGTACAAAGATTAGGTAGTCCGGCTACCAATCAATTGAGCAAACTACAAGTTAATGGACTAGCAGAGTTTATCACAGCTCCTTATAAATTAGGGTACATCCAAACTATTACAGTAACACAAGGAGGTAGCGGTTACACAGGAACACCAACTGTTACTATTTTAGGAGCAGGTACAGGTGCAACGGCTGTTGCAAATGTTCTCAACGGAGAAGTAGTGAGTGTCACTATTACCGACAGTGGTCAAAATTATAATGCATCGACTGTTATTAGTATCACAGGAGGCGGCGGCACCGGAGCACAAGCTACAGTTACTACAGCAGATGCTGATACCCAATGGGTTAGAATCACAAACTTATACAAAGATGGATTAGGTAGAGATGATAGCACAGGTACTCCCACAGGCATTGATCAAAGCGGAAGAGGAAGTGTAAGTCTCAATGCAGTTATTCCTAGTGGCGCTAGAATAAACAGAATGATTCCAAGTTGGTCATATGATCTTACAAGCACAGTTAAAGCAGATGTTATAAACAAAATTTCAAATCGAAACAGTTTTGCACTAAGATTTAATGCTGTTACACAAGAATGGATGACTATCGAAAGTGCTGATCTTTTAAGTAACAGTATTACAAACAACAGTGTTGCAAACTGGAGTAGACAGTTTGAAGGTGATCAGACCAGTACTGGTAGAGACAATAGCTGGATCGTAAGAGTAAACTATAACAGTAGTAACTGGGAAATACTGACTAGAAAAAGCAGATTTGTATTTGGAAGCGATCAAGAAGTTAGATTTAATAATTTAAACTTTATAGAAACCTTCAGCAGTGAAACACTTAAACCGCACAAAGATAGTGTAGAAGTATTAGACATTAATACCAAGAGCACAACTGACAGAATCCCATTGGGTAAAAATTATAAGTTTAACACATTTGGATATTACACATACACAGACGGCTATACAGATCCGCATAAAATACGAGTTACACTAGCTGACCCTGACAACGACGGATATCCCAACAATCCAGAAGCTTTTTTAAATGTAATAGGATCTTCTACAATTAAACTAGGAACTACTACAGAAAATGGATATGAGTTTGTAGTTCCAGATAATACAGCAGGTACTACAATTGTTACAGGTAGAGATAGTTTAAGAACCAAATATCGCAGAATTGCAGATATCAATCAAGTGATAGATCCTAGCACTACAAATATTATCGACACTTACGTACTGTTACGCAGTTATGACAGTGCTTATAGAACTTGGGCATTGTACGATGGCAGAAGTCAAACAAAACCAAATCCTCCAACTGTGAGTGAACTTGGTACCTTGTTTGAAAGTTTAGAAAGCAAAAAAAGTATCAGTGATCAAGTGGTGTATAGACCTGTAAAATACAAGATACTGTTTGGAGATCTGGCAAGTAGTGAATTACAAGCTCGTTTCTTAGTTACTAAAACAGCTAACAGTACCATGAGCGATACAGAAATACAAAGTAGAGTTATTGTGTTGATCAATCGATATTTTAGTGTTGATAATTGGGATTTTGGAGAAGATTTTTACTTCACTGAACTAGCAGCTTACATACACAATAACATGATTGGACAAATAAGTCAAATTACAATTCAACCTGTGAGTAACGATTTGCAAACTACAGATTTGTTTGAAATATCCAGTGACAGTGATGAATTGTTTTTACCTGTAGTACAAACTAATAATGTTGTAATTTCAAATACTACAATTGCAAATCCAACCAGTTTAGCAGCCAATCCAGGAGTTAGCATTACATGAACGAACGTACATCAAAACCAGTAAATGCACCTAAAATTACCAGACCAGGCGAAAGTGCAGAACATTTAGGCAGTAGAAATGTTACAGAGTTTCTGCCTGCTATCTTTAAAACGACTGCTAACAAACAATTTTTTGACGCTACTCTAGAACAGTTAATGAGTACTGGTAGCTTGATGACTATCAACAACATGGTAGGCAGCAATTTTGATCAACCTCAAGCCAATTATCTGACAGATAACAGATCCAGTGACAACACACAGTTTGTTCCGGGTATAATAAACAGAGATGCCGAAGGCACAGTGACGCAAGCACTGGCTTATGATGATTTAATTAATAGCTTACAATTCAATGATGTTGATGTTAACCAACACAACAAATTGTTGAACGAACAAGGGTATACATTAGACTTGCCTATCAACTACGATATGTTTATTAACTATCACAAGTATTTTTGGTTGGTTGATATACTGCCTCCTTGTAGTATTAAACCTACACAAGCCGACGCAATTGATATCGATACTATCTTCAATGACAATGTTTATACAACTCCTACACTGAGTACCAGCAACACACTAGAGCTAATGAATGGTATGCGTGTTAGATTTATGCCAACACAGATTGACAGATTTACACAAACTGTTCCAGGTAATCAGATATTCACTGCTACAGTTAATCAAGCCAATACTATTAAGGTTTATAAAAACAATGAACTTGTGGAAAATATTCCTGCCAACTATACATATAACAGTGCAGGCGGTGTAGTTATATTTGCAACTGCTCCAGCAGTAAATGATGAAATTGAAATCCATACATTTTACGCATATAGTACCAGCGGTGATTATGCAGTAGGAGACATATACATTGTAGATGGAGTTGGATCCAACAATGGTATTCAGTTCACTAAACAATTTACTAGTGGTGTTGTTGAAAGCACTTACAGCACTCGTGAGTGGTTAAATCATACAATCTATAGCAGTCAAGAACCCAAGGGATTCGACGAAGATGGGACTAGTTTTGAGTTTGATCCTTATGATATTAGAGAATGGCGCATGACTACTAGAGACTATGTTGTAGAAAAAAGATATAGTTCTGACAGAAGTGCATGGTCAAGAAGTAATTTATGGATACATCAAACTGCGGCTGAAGCAGTTGTTACTTTTGAAAATTTAGATTACAACGAATACCTTGCTGATAATTTTAGAGGTGTAAGACCTATCATTGAATTTAAAGATGGCATTGAAAAATATAATTATGGCACAAATCACATAGGTTATGTTGCACACTTGATAGAAGATACAATCGATCCGGCTGCACAAATTGTTGGAGAAATCAACTACAGTCACAACACTTACGGTATTACAACAGATTGGCAATTCCAATCAGGATACGAAGACGGAGATCGTGTTCGTGTAAACATGAGTGGTTATGTAACATATTGGGAATGTATACAAACACACGGTGATCCCTTTAATCCAACTTACTATGAAAATCGCAAGTATTGGAGACAGATCACTGACGAAAATTTAGAAGATGGTAATCTAGTGCTATTCCTCAGAACTACAAATACTGCATACACAAATCGTATATTCCGTGTAGGAGGCGTCACAGCTGGCACCGGTATTACACTAACAGAAGTTTATGGACCCAGTAGCACACCGTTGAACAGTGGTGACAAAGTTGTTGTTATCAAAGGTTACAATACTCTAGCATGGGATGATGACGAAAGCACAAAACCATACAGTGGTAGTGAATGGTATTGGAACGGTACTGCTTGGGTATATGGTCAACAAAAAATGCACCGCAGTGCAGGAATGAAAACACAGCTTTACGATACCACACTAACTAAATTGGATGATGCTACAAAATATCCTAGCAATACATTTAGTGGTGATTATATTTTCAACTATGGTTACAACAGTGCCAGCAAGTTTGACGATGCACTAGGTTTTAGTCCACGCTATGTAGATTACGGAAATACACCAGGATTGGATTTTGATTTTGGCGCTGGCGGACAAAGATATGAATACACACTGTTTGATACTGATAGTAGCAATACTAAAACTTTGGAAATTCCAGGATACTACTATTACAAAATTAATGGAGAGTATCACAACAGTTGGAGTTTGGTACGCAATGGACAACCTGTGCGCAGACACATTCAAAAAACAGTTCAAGACATCAACAGTCAGTTGACTTTTAACTTGGGTACTAACAGTTACAGCAAAAGCACCAAATACGAATTTAGTTTAAGTTATGATAAATTGCGTGTGAGCAATCATACATCTACTAGAATTGATCCTATTAGTGGAAGTTTACCAGATTTGTACATGGCTTACAACACCAACTATGATATTCAAACACTGTTTCCTCAAGCTGATATTGAATTTGTAAAATTTAATGGAGATCCGCTTACAGGTATTACTCGCACAGCAGGCAGCAACGACAGTTTTCAACTACAAATTGCAGCACCAACTTATAATTTATTCAAATATAGATTAGTGAGCGATCCTACAAACTACGGTGTTATTAGACTGTACACAGAAACCAATCCTAACAATATACAAGTTCTCAAAAATGGAGAACAGTTTACAAACTATAATCTAACAGGTAACCTGTTAACTATTACCAGTGGGCTATTGTTAGATGATGTGTTTGATGTAACATTCCACAGTGACAGCAATTTGGATGAAACAGCAGAAGGCAACTTTATGCCAGCTGATACACAACT